GTTCCTCGCGGAAGATATTGTGCTACTATTAAAGGAGGTAGTGAAAATATCAAAATTCTCGGAAATCTGTTGTCTCATGGCGAGGCTACTGATGTTGCTCTGGGAGAACATAGTGACCAAAGTATGCTACCTACAGTCGGAGTTAGTTTGGGAATTACTCCTCATGATGGTCGTAAAGTTGATTACTGGCAATTCAATGCAAACGATCCTTCCTTTTTGGTTGGAACTGGACCATATAATCGAGAAATAAAGATTCCGAGTTGGTTTCGCGGAACATTCGCTCGAATATATCGTTGGTTAAAAAAGTTTCTCCCTATCTAAAATTATATAAATAGACAATATGGCAACACCGGCAAATCGACAACAACACATTGACTATTGTCTTCGTGCTCTTGGTCATCCTGTTATAGAAATTAACGTGGATGATGATCAACTTGAAGATAGAGTAGATGAATCGCTGCAATTCTATCAAGAATATCACAGTGATGCGGTTGTTCGTAACTTGCGTAAACATGTTCTGACCCAGACCGATAAAGACAATGGATATATTGAGATACCCAACTCATCGAGCATCTATACCATTAACAATGTCTTTACGATCACAACTTCTCAATCTTCGACAAGTATCTTCTCGGTAGATTATCAAATTCACTTTAATGACATCTTTGATCTTGGCGGACCATATGGTGGAATTATGAATTATGAGATGACAAAACAATACATGTCTCTTGTTGATCGTAATATCAATGGCATGTATGAAATGATCGAATATTCTCGGCATAAGAATCGTGTAAATTTTCACGCGAATGTTCTGAAGGATCTGGATGTTGGTCAGTATGTCATCTTTGATGGTTATGAAGCAATCGATCCAGATACCTATACTGATGTTTGGAACGATATGTTTCTCAAGAAATATACAACCGTTCTCTTTAAGAAACAGTGGGGACTCAATCTTATCAAATTTGAAGGTATGCAACTTCCGGGCGGAGTCACGTTCAATGGAAGACAGATCTTTGATGATGCTACTACCGAAATCGAAAAGATTGAGGAACAAATGCAGTTGAGATACGAAGCTCCGCCGCATTTCTTTACTGGTTAATAATATGCCTCGTAACGTATACTTTAGTCAGGGCACTACAGCCGAAAAGCGTCTCTATGAAGATATTATCATAGAGTCGTTGAAAATTTTCGGTCACGACGTATATTACATACCTCGAAAGATAGTTAACACAAACGCTATCTTCAATGAGGATGCTTTGTCGGAGTTTGGTAGTTCCTACATGATTGAAGCATACCTCGAAAACATTGATGGTTTTGCGGGTGATGGTGATCTCTTGAGCAAATTCGGAGTTGAGGTAAGAGATCAAATGAATCTCATTCTTTCAGCCCGGCGCTGGGAAGATTTGGTTGGAAGATTTAGTACTGATTCTCCTATTAATATCGCTAGACCAAAAGAAGGAGACCTTATCTACTTTCCGACAGTAAACGGACTCTTTGAAATCACCTTTGTTGAAGATGAAACTCCATTCTATCAACTTCAGAATCTTCCTACATTCAAACTCACATGTGAACTCTTTGAGTACAATAATGAAGCGATTGATACCGGAGTTGATGCAATCGATAAGTTTGAAACTCAGTTCGCCTCAAGAACTCGCCTTACTTTGGGTGCCGGATCGGGCACTTACAATATTGGCGAAGATGTTACTCAGGGTCTTGGAGATAAGAGTCCTCAAACTGTCATTACGGCCGAAGTTGCCGGCGATGGTACAGGTTATGTTGATGTTTCAAGCATTACTACATCCTTCGACTCTCCGGAATTAAGTACTCAACAATTCTCTATCACTTCTGGAAGTATTGGAAATCTGGTTGGGGCTGAATCGGGTGCCTCTTATGCAATTACGGGAATTGATGGATTCAATACCATCGATGATAATGATTCTGATGCTCAGAATATAGACTTTGAAACTATTGGAAACGACTTCATTGATTTTTCGGAGAGTAACCCCTTCGGTGAAGTTAATATTACTTCTTAAACATCATGTTCAACGGACAATACTTTTACAACAAAACCATGAAGAAAGCCGTGGCGGTTTTCGGAACAATTTTCAATAACATTAAGATTGTTCGACAGGGCGGCGGCATGGAAAGAGTTCCTTTGTCCTATGGTCCAAAAAAGAAGTTTCTTGCTCGAATCAACTCGGAAAGAGATCAGGCTGAGAAACGAAGTATTGCGATTAAGTTGCCTCGTATGGCATTTGAGATCACCTCAATCTCCTATGACACTGCTGCAAAGTTGAATCGAATGAACAAGAGGTTGTTTCCGATTGAGGGAAGCAGTGTAAGAAAAAACACAGTAATGCAGAGCGTTCCCTACAAACTGGGAATTCAATTGAACATCTTGGCAACAAATCAGGATGATGCTCTACAAATCTTTGAACAAATTCTTCCCACATTTACTCCGGAGTATACTGTTGCGATTAAAAACATGGAGGGGCCTGATACCTCAACCGATGTACCAATTGTTTTGAATGGAGTTTCCTTTTCGGATGACTATGAAGGATCATTTGAAACAAGAAGAACTCTCATCTACACACTTGAATTTGAAATGCGAGTTCGGTTCGCCGGTACGGTTACTGAAGGTAAGGTCATTCGAATTGTTGATACTTACTACTACAGTAGACTTTTGAGTGATGATGACAGTCCAACGGTTAAAACGGCAAATCCGGTCGGAGAAGAGAATGTGAGAATTATAGCGAATGATGATGATTCTCCCTTTGATAGTTTGGATAGTCCATTAGATATAACTACAACCTTTGGTTTTGATTATGCCTCCCCGTGATAAAGATGAGATTATTGCTGCTCTAGAAAAAAATCTTCCGGCTCCACTAGTGCCTCAAAAGATCATAAAGGACGTTGATCAGAGACAAATCAATAGTGATACCGAAGATGACGTAGAATATTCTCGAAAGAAGATGAAGGAACTGATCGATATGAGTTCCGAAGCAATTGGGAACATGATGGCTCTTGCTGGAGAAACTGAACATCCTCGAGCGTTTGAAGTTCTTTCTAATATGATTAAACAAGCATCTGAAATGAGTCAGGATCTTGTCAAACTTCAGAAGACTCGTAAGGATATCACACAATCAAAAGAAGAATCAAGAGGCAACACCACAAATAATGCAATCTTTGTAGGTTCAACCAATGAACTACAAAAGTTTTTGAATAATCGCAATACAGATGAATTGCGATCATAATAGAAATAAGTAAATAATGACTGATCGAAAGGATACTTATTTGGGCAATTCCCAAGTAAAGAATGATGGTGTCCAATCCAATTATACTCCGGAGCAGGTAAGTGAGTATATTAAATGCATGGAAGATCCCATTTACTTTGCTGAAAATTATGTCAAAGTAATTACGTTGGACAAAGGGTTGCAACCTTTTAAACCCTATCCTTATCAAAGAGAGATGTTCAAACTTTTCAATGAGAATCGTTTTAATATCGTTCTAGCGTGTAGACAGTCGGGTAAATCGATCAGCTCGGTCGTCTACATTCTTTGGTATGTAATTTTTCATGCGGATAAGACTGTTGCTATTCTAGCAAATAAAGGAGCTACGGCTCGAGAGATGTTGGCTCGTATCACTCTGGCGTTAGAAAATCTTCCATTCTTTCTACAGCCTGGATGTAAAGCATTAAATAAAGGATCCTTGGAATTTTCCAATAACTCACGTATTATTGCTGCAGCAACTTCGGGTAGTTCAATTCGAGGTCTCTCGGTTAATCTGTTATATTGTGATGAATTCGCCTTCGTTGAAAACGCAAATACGTTTTACACCTCAACATATCCGGTGGTATCATCGGGTAAGGACAGTAAGGTCATCATCACTTCAACACAGAACGGAACTGGCACACTTTTCTATAAATTGCTTGAAGGTGCTACACAAGGTTTGAACGAGTTTAAAGCGTTTCGAGTAGATTGGTGGGATGTGCCTGGTCGTGATGAAAATTGGAAAAAACAAACCATCGCCAACACAAGTGAAGAACAATTTCGTCAGGAATATGGAAATGAAGCAATTGGTTCCTCCCATACATTGATATCGGTTAATGCGCTTCTTGGTCTGAAGAGTAAAAGTCCAAAAGAGATTTATCAGGATACAAAAATTTATCGAAGAGCAAGAGAGGGTCACCATTATCTAATGATGGTTGATGTCTCAAAGGGAAGAGGCCAAGACTATTCAACATTCAATGTGATTGATATCACAAACGGAGAATTTGAACAGGTAGCAACTTATCGTAACAATATGATATCTCCATTGATTTTTCCGGATATTATTGTTAAGATTGCAAAGATGTACAACGAAGCAATGGTCATAATTGAGAGTAATGATGCTGGTCAAGTTGTTTGCAATACTGTTTATTATGAATATGAATATGATAACACATTTGTCGAATCTTCGGTGAAGCGAGGCGGCATTGGAGTTACCATGACTAAACGAGTAAAAAGAATTGGATGTTCCAATCTAAAAGATTTGATCGATCTTGGTAAGTTAAAGATATGTGACGATGATACAATTCGAGAACTCGCCTCATTTGAAATAAAGGGTTCAAGTTTTCAAGCAGCTCAGGGAAATCATGATGATCTTGTGATGAACCTTGTTCTATTTGCTTGGTTTGTTTCATCCGAAGCGTTTGGTGATATCAGTGATGTTAACCTTAAAGAAGTTCTTTTCCATCAAAAAATTCAGGATATTGAGGATGATATTCCTCCTTTTGGTGTCATTGATGATGGAACAAGTTACGCAAACAGTGAATATGAAAGAATGGTTGAGGCTCAGAAAACTTGGAAGTCGCTCTAAAACACACTATTTATAAATAACATTATTGAGACACATCTTATTATGAACAAAACTTATCATTCAATAAAAATAACTGAAAGGAATAACGCATGGGATTTCTAGTATCACCTGGCGTCGATGTCAACGAAGTTGACTTGACAAATGTGATCCCGGCAGTATCAACTTCGATTGGCGGAATCGTTGGTCCATTTAAATGGGGCCCCGTTGAAGAAGTTGTTAGTGTTGGATCCGAAGTCGAACTGGTTTCCAATTTTGGAAAACCCGACTCTAATAATTACGAGCAGTGGTTTCAAGCCGCAGCTTTTTTACAATACGCAAACGC